TATGTGTTGCTCTATAGTTGTCATGTTTATCTCTGTAGAGTGTATAGTTATTTATACCGTTAGTTCTTTTTCTTCACTGGTCTGGAATCCCTAACAAGATATAACTTGGTAGTTATGCCAGTCCTTTTCCACAAGTGTGTCAATCCAGCAATAACATATAGTCCACTAAACTGCTCATCTAGTTGTACATTATCACCGTCTTGTAAAGACGCAGGTATAATTACTTTAACTAAATAACCTGCTCCAAGTTCAGTATTACCAGGAATAGTAATATTCAACTTAGTTGTCTTAAGTAAATTATACCTTGCCGACGCATATTGTGCAACTGCCATAGCATCTACGTCAGGGTTTGTCCCATTATTAGGTGCTGCTGTATTAGGTTGCTTTGTTAATCCAGGCAAAGCCCTAATCTTCATCCTAGTAGGTTTTGCTTTCTCTATATCAAAGAAGTCTGGTATCTGTATAGGCATCGCTGCATGACCACCATATGCCTCAGTAACCTTATTGGCCTTACCAAATACATCATTCAGAGTTAATATCCTAGGCTCTGATATGGTACCACCAGGTGCAGGATTTTTACCAGTACCACTGGTAGCAGTTGCAGTCTCACTATTAACACTTTCTGATGCATCTGCTTCCCCCTTCTTACCAGAATTAGGTGCGTAACTAGTCATCTGTGCACCCATTGATATACCTATAGCAGAATTCTTATAAGTACCCATCCTCATATTCTCCAGATGATTTGATTTATCTGGATAGTTAACAGTTTCAACCGCATATCTACCATCAACACCCTCATTACCCTTCATCTGATAGGTGTAAGTATATACATTACCCTGAGTAGCATGACCTGAAGCAATACCATCAATAGATCTAAAGTTAAATCCATTCCTATTCTCCCAAAACAAGAAACCAGATTGTTTATTAGATCCTTTAGATGATCCTGGTGCTTCAATCCTACTAACCCTATCAGAAATATATGCAATTACATCAGATGGTTTCCAATTACATGATATGAAACTATATGGGGAATGATTTTCAAAACTTTTCTTCTTAACCTTCTTAGAATTACCTTTACACTTAAGATAATCCTCACATATCATTCTAGGTAAACAATTCTCTTTAGGTGCTTTACTCTTCTCACCAGGTCCAAATCCTTTAAATACCTTATTCATCTCATCATGATACATCTCTGGAGATACACAGTGTAATACATACATCTGTCCTCTCTCAGCTTTAATCACACTACCGATCTTATATACCTGTAATATAGTCTGCAATGGTTCTTTAGCAAGAGCAGTAGCAGTAACCATATTAATGTAAATCTTCTCACCACCCTGTAGTTTCTTATAGAAATTAACAGCATCTACAATAGAAATATCAGCTCTAAGGAATGACGACTCAATAGATTCATGGTATGCAAAGTCTACTACAATATTCTCAATATCAAAAGTTTCACCATCAATAGTTTCCAACTCAAGTTGCTTCAGTACAAATTCTCTAGGAGATCCACCCTCAAAGGTATCCTCTCTAGAGACACCATATGCTATATTTCTCCACTCACCTGTTACAGCATCTAAAAATTTCTTTATTGCCATTTACATAAACTCCACGGGATCTGTTTTAAATTCAGCAATCAAACCAAACTTAGGCATTATATACTTATCTTGATCTAAGTCATGATCGCTTGGTACTATAATTGGGAATGAATCTGATTGACCTCCTCCTGTTTGAATTGCAGGTTTCTGACTGTTAATTACTGTTGGTTGAGCACCATCCAATGCTGCTTGCATCTTCTTAACTCTCTCTTGATTCTTCTTCTGCTTAAGATTATCTATTATCTCACCAGACTTCTGAAGAACTCCAGCTGGTTGATGTAATGAATGACCACGCTTATCAAAATCAAAGAATCCACCTGTTGCTTGATCAGCAGCACCTGCTAACCATCTCATTGCACCTGCTGGTTTACCTTCCTCATCCTTTCCACCAAGGAGATTACTTGCCTTACCACCAAGCCACTTTGCTAGTTTTACTTGAGGTGTCTTATTTAAGAAATCCTTTGCTTTACCAAAGAAACCTTTCTTAGGTTTAACCAGACCACCAGATTTATAAGAGTCAAATGCTTTTGGTAAAGAATAACCTTGCCTCTTAGCTTCACCTATTCTCCTACCAGTTAATCTTTTATTCTGCCTAGTAGCAGGAGTATCGAAAGGTACCACAAATGCTTTACCACCTGCCTTTCTACCAACCCACTCTGTACCATGACCAATAAATGATGTACTCCTACCATCCAATGATACTGGATATCCTTTCTGCGGTCCTTTAATCCAACCACCTGCTGCTTTCTTCTCTGGTGCTGGTGTTACCGTATCACTTGAAGATTCAGCAGACTGGTTTTCATACATGGTACGAATATGTGGACTCAAATTCTGATAATTCCTCTCATCCATCATGCGAGACATAGTAATGACTCCCATCTGCTCTTTGGTAAGAGTCTTACCTACAGGCATACCAGCAATCAGAACCTGCTTAGTTACTTTTTCAGTAGGTCCACCACCTTCTCCTATTCTCTTTGACCTTCCACCTTCTTTATTCTCCTTCTTAGGTGGTGTAATCTCTTCATCACTACCACCCTTGTCACCTGCAAATAATTTCATCACAGCAGTTAATGCTCTGATACCTAAGAATAAAGGTGCAAACATCACCTGCAATCCAACACTTATTATCTTACCTATCAGTGGTAAGTGAGGTTCTACTGCATCAAGGATACCATTCAAGAATGCTCCTAATGTACTAAAGAATTCCTCTAGAGGTTTCTTAATATCAGCAACTACACTATTAAATACCTCACCAATCTGCTTAAAGAAGTCACCTATTGGACCGACTATTGGTTCTACTAATCCTCCAATCGCTTTACCTACAGCACCACCTGCCATGGTACCTACCACACCTCCAATCATGCCACCCGCAGGACCGCCAATAGCACTACCTATAGCTGCACCTGCCATTTGACCACCAGTAGCACCCAGTCCACCACCTACTGCCTCAGAATCACTGCCACCAGCAGCCTTTATTGCCATACCAGTACCAACTCCAGCAGTTAATCCAGTAGCAATCTTACCTGCCTTAGTGGTAAAGAAGTTACCCTTCTGTCCTGCTATCTTCTTAAGTTTAAAGTTTTTTAACTTATCTGCCTTACTATTCATCCCAAACATTGATTTGAGACCTTCAAGTATACCACCCATCACCTTACCGACAGTGGCAACCAGAGAACCAGGATCCTTTAGAAACTTAAATGCTAAGAATAGAGGTACAGCACCAATTAGAAACTTAAATATACCAAAGAATCCTTTCAGACTTATTGGATTTTCAAGAAAATCTATAATACCATCAAGTGCTAGACCACCAAGGAATTCAATAGCCTTAGCAGCAAATGTTCCTATTGCAATTATTATCTTAACTAACTTATTAATAGTCTCAGGATTGTCAGCTATTACCTTAAAAACTGCAATCTTAACCATATCACCTACAAATTCTAACAACTTATCCCACCACGGTCTCCTTTTCTTCTTAGCAGGTTTAGCTAATGTTGATTTGAATTTCTTTGGTTTTGGTTTTAATGCCTCTTGATCCTTTTCCCTCTCCGCTAGTTTCCTTTGATCAAACTTCTGCTTCTCTTTCTTCTTTTCTCTCTTCTCCTCTTTAATATCTGTTTTCTTCTCTTCCTTCACTAAAGCTTTAGTATCTTTAATCTGAGTTCTTACAGCATCTCTCCAGAACTCCAACATACCCTGCACATTAGCAGCAATACTATTAAGAGTAGCACCTAATGAATTTAAACCAGCAATAAGGGTGGTAAATCCAGTAGCAATACTTCTTTCATGCTTTGGTAATCTTTGTGCTGCTGTTAAAGGAGTATAGTTGTTCGCACCAGTCTTCCCTTTATAAGAGATCATCTTATAAACAACTGCTTTATTGACCTTAGCTTTTACTTCTGCCATTTATTAACAGGTAAACATTGGACTAGGTGATACATATACCGCCTTGGTAGGAGCACTACCCACATTATTTATTACAGGTTGGACCTCTTTTATAGTAATAAGTTTAGGTGGTAATATCATAAAGTCATCCATATCAGAATCCCTCCTCTGCTTTGCATCAAGTTCTTTTATAACGCTATCTCTTTTATCAGAGAATGCTTGTATATCAAAATCTGGTCCTTGAGGTATAGTCTGACTTAACCTACCAACGGTAGGATTCCATACTTCTTTATTATTAACTGCACCACCTTGAGAGAAATTTGAAGCCATCCATGATTCACCCATCTTAAGGTTGTGCCTCTTATAGAATGCTTTAGTCCTTTTCAGTGATTCTTCATCACTCATCTTCTGAGCTACACTATTCTTATAGACTGTGTATAGTACTTTTGGATCTATCTTATCACCTGCTTTACCCTCAACAAGATCTCTAATGGTGATATGAGGTTTAATTAACCTCATTGAAATCAGTTTATTAAGAATATCCTCATGGTGCTTAAGTAAGATGTGATAATATATCGCTCCCATCACTTCAAAGTAATCCTCCTCCTGCTTCAACTCAAGTAACTTACCATTTCTAACACGTTCCGTGGTCTTACTAGTAAACTTCTGATGACTGTATACAAATGTAGGTGGCTCTATATCTTCCTTAGTAAGTTTAACTTTTGTAGGTCCACCACCAGCGAATGACTGTAACTTCCTAGCAGGTTTACCCTGAACAATAACCATCTCACCACCATTACCAAACTCTTCCAGTTTTACATCCTTACCAGGATCTTGGAATGATAATACCCTTCTAGCAAATTTAAAGGGTGCTGTCATAAATGCAAATATATTCTTAGCAGCACCAATAATAAAGTTTATAATACCTCCAATTACTTTCAGCACACCACTCAATAACCAAGTTATTGGTTTCATTATCCATCCAATTATATTGAATAATACCTTAGCGAGTTGCCCAAAGAACTTGAAGAATGTACCCAAAAATTCTGTAATGCCAGTCTCATCAGCGATCTGCTTAATTAAACCAAACCACATCTGGAAGGTTCTCTGAATAGGTTCAAATATAGGTTTAATCACAGGTAGGAATGTCTTACCTACCCATTCACCTAAGAAACTACCAATAGCATTACCTACTATAGGTGCAAATGGACCTAGGAATGGACCTAATAATGCAGTACCAGCAGCAGCACCTATCATACCACCTGCTGCCTGTCCAAGACCTGCACCCACTGCTTGAGTCTTATCCTCACCCATTGCAATACCCGATGCCATACGAGTAAGACCACCTGCTATGGCAAGTCCCTTCTGGGCACCAGGTTTCATCAACTTCCCACCAATATTCTTACCCTTCTGTAGTCTGGTAGGATTCTTTACTCTATTATTAAAATTCTTCCCAACCTTGTCTGCTTGGTTTGGGTTACCCTGTTTTCTTAATTTCTTCTGATGTCTCTCTACTGACTTCTTCTGTGCTTTATATTCTTCCTCTGTGTATATCTTTCCACTCTCTTTATCCTTATAACCAAACTTACGCCATTGCTCTTGCTTCTTCCACTCTACTTCTTGCTCTTGAGTTTTATTGAAGAGACCGAATAACTTCTTACCGTCACTGAATAACTTAAGAGGATTTAATAGGTACTCAAGAGTCTTAAACCCAGCAAATAGTTTAAATGCTCCAAATAAGAAACTAAATCCCTTCTCAATAACATTACCACCACCCTCAAAAGCACCAAATACACTCTTAAGTCCACCTACAATAAGACCTGCACCAAGGTTAGCTATATTCCATGCAAACTTACCTATAGCTGCAACTAATCTAAAGACCTTATTCAATCTCTTGGCATTCTCTGGATCTGATGCCCATTTAAGCATTGACCTGACTAACAGGAACTTAAATATAGGCATTAAAAATCCATCAGCTAACCACTTCAGACCGTCAATACCTTTGTTTAATGCTTTAACTTTAAGACTATCTTCTACTACTACTCCATCACCCTCTGGTGCTGGCACTCCCTCATCATTAGGATCAGCAGCTAATTCCTCTCGCTGTTTGCGACGGAACATATTCTTGAATCCCTTAGACCACTTTCTAAATACACTCTCTTCCTGTCTATCTTCAGCTTTATCTTCCTTTACCTGTCTCTCAGTATCATCTCTTAACCACTCCTTCTCAAACTGTATTAGTTTATGTGTCTCTACTAAATTATTACCAATATTTTCAGTTACTTCTCCAGCACGATTTATGCCCTTCCTAACTTCATTGAAATTTGCAGAAAAGACTTTATCGTCCTTAAGGGGTTTAATTTTAACGTAACTTCTAATTGTCATAAAGACATACCAGATTGTTCTTGTTTTTGTCTTCTTTCTTCCTCTTGAATATGAGCAATAAGAAGATTCACATAAACATCACGTTCCCACGGTATCATATTTTCTAACTCAGTTAGAGAGTATTTGTGGTGTTGCATTAACGCAAAGTTAGTCTTGTAGTAATTTTCAAGACTGTCATGCATTAACGCTACTCGAAAAAACTTGCTAGTCCTTCCAGTACCATTTCACTCTTAACCTTAGTCTCAGGATTCAAGACTTCTAATGTATAAGACAACTTAGGCATTGTCTCAAAGAAACCTTGCACCTTCTGGAATTGCTCAGAATTCAAATTCTCAAGAAACTCAAGTGCTTCCTTCTTACTAAAAGAGTCATAGACCTCTTCTTTGTCATATACCTGTCCAATACAACTAGCAGCTAACTCAAAGATGTCATCAATATTAGGGTTGTCAGAAAGATTCTGCTGAATAAAGACATCCAATGAAGGATACTTCATAACCACACCAACATTACTATCTAATAGAATTTTAGCATTGTGGTCTTCTGGTATTTCAACTCCTACATCTGCAAGAGGAATATTAACAGTAACTTGGGTCTTCTCATCATCTGGACATGTGACTTTAAATTCACTTGTCTCACCAACAGCAACAGATCTAATCTTAAGGAAAATATATTCAATCTCGAAAGTAGCGAGATCTTCAACCTTAGTCTTTAGGTTAGTACAGTTTTTAATAATAGTCTTCACTGCTTTGACCATCTGCTTATTGTCTTGCGACTCCATAGCGAGATAGAGTAGTTTCTCTTCCTTAACTAGGAAGGGTCTATATGATATTTTTGTGCCTGTGACAGGCAGAGTCGCTTCATACTCAGGTATGGCTAACTTAGGTAAAGGCATAACGATTAATTATATTAATTTTATTTAGGTACTAAATGGAGCTATCCAAACCGAGCTACTGCTTTCTGATCATCACCAAGTCCTACAGTAGATATCCCCTCAGAGAAGGAATTAATATATCTATCTGGAGTATTAATTCCAAGTGTATCTCTACCAATAGTATCAAATCTATATCTCTCGTAATTAAATTTAACAGCAAACTTAACTAAATTTGTAGGACCATTATTAAATGTAAGTTGTGCCATATCCTTAGGCCATGCAGCAAAGAATTGCCAAACTCCAGTAGTACTATTAAGTCTCTGAGTATATTGTCTACCATTATCATTTATAGCAGTCCAATTAACAGGAGATCCTAATTCCCACTTAGTTATCATTACATTAGTTGTATACTCATCATATAATGTAGCTCTCCTCTCAGAATCAGGTGCTGCCCAATTCATCCATTGCTCAAAGAACTCACGATGAAACATAAACTTATCCATAACGAATTCAACAGACAGCTCATTATTACTCTGCTGTCCTCCTGCTAGTTTAAATGATTGTCCGAAATTATTATCATGTGTTACCTCTGTCATAGACTTACCAGGTACTGTTACAGTATCAGCAAGATAATTATTCGCTGCCTCTACATCCCTTGATGCTCTAAGATCAGGTCTATTATATTGTAAACACCTTGGTAGGACTATACTGACACCATACAGATTAGAACGAGCAGGTTCCCTCTTACCTGATACTATCAGTTCCTTAAAGGTATTAAAATTATTGGCACTCATTTGAGTCTACTCCAAATTATGCTGCTAGGGACTTCCATTACCCTACCTAAACCTTTTGGTCTAATAACAAATTGCTCAACTGGAAGTGGTGTCATCTCTCGCAACTCTTCTTGAGGTACATTATAAGCACTAGTGACACTAGACATAAAGTATTTATGATGGCAACGCATAGGATACGAAATACTACCAGAAGCCCATGTATTTGCCATACTTTTCCTACTATTAGGTCTCAGATAATGCATATTACCACCAGAGAATTGCATCTTCTGATAGTCCACATCTGTGATTAGTACCATAGGAAAGGTATCCCACCACTTTAAATCTGGTGTCTGAGCTGAATAATTGAAAAATATAATATCTCCCACAGTAAAAGCACCAGTATAATCCTCCAATCCATATTGAAGTTGCTCTCTATACCATTGTTTAGACTGTGCCTTACCCTCGGCAAGATCTTTAATATCTGTAAAGATACTCATAAGTTTAGATGTTTCTCTGTGAGTATAATAAAAGATAACCCATAATGAGCACAATACTGCCTTGCTGCTCTCCACTTAGCACTATTTACATTCCAAGTCTTAACTTCATTTAAAAAAGTCCTGGCTTTCTGCGATTTACGCTTAGGGGGCTTAGTTTGTGCAGCTGGTTTAATTTCGATGATCGACTTGGCGATTCTTCCGTCCTTAGTTCTGGCTCTGACATAAAAATCAGGATAATAACGGTGAGTCCGATTATCCAAGGGAGACTTATAAGGTATAATAATCTCTTCACTTCCCCACTCCAATACATTGTTATTGCGATCACACCAATGCATAAACTTTTTTTCCCACAAACTCCTATAAATAATATTGGTATGATCACCTTTATACTTATGTTTGTTTGATGGTCTGTACTTTCCGCTATATGCCATGCCCTTAGTATTCCCTCAAGCTAAACCTATAGGAGTCAACTCCACTAGTAGTCAAGACGCAATTCGTAGTGAAGCTGCTTTCCCTACTCAAGTGATTGACTATCTTAAATTTGATATGTTCCATCATAAGGATAATAAGCAATATGGTGATTCTATATACTTATATTTACCCAAGACGCTAGTTGAAGAATATGGACAGAAGTGGGGTAAAGCAGAATTGGGACCAGAAGGTAGTGCTCTATTAGATGCAGCATCTACAATGATAGGTAGTGAAGATATATCTAAGGAAGATTTTAGTAAAGAAATTGAAAAATATGCACAAGCAGCAATGCCTGGAATTGGGTATAAAGCAGGTGCTTCATTAATTAATACAGCATTAGGTGCTACTGGAGTAGATGCCAACCTTAATAGAAATACACTATCATCACTAACTCAAGGAAAAATATTCAACCCATATGCTGAAGCAGTATATGAAGGACCAAATGGATTTAGAGCACATAATTTTAATTTTCAATTAATACCAAAAAGTGCTGCTGATGTTATTACTATAATGAAAGTTATAAGACAATTCAGACAAGCAACACTACCTAAGAAAGATGGTAAAAATTGGTTAGTATTACCAGAATACTTCAGATTGAAGATAGTCAGGTATATTGATAGAGGTGGTGGAAATGAAACAATCAGTAATCCTGATAATGGTGGTGGGGGAATGTTAAGTTCCATAGTTAGATTCCCAACTAACCTTGTAATGACTAATTTCAAAGTAACAATGGATGATAGAACATCAGTAAAATCATCACTTAATGATAAATTCTCAGATCTTGGTCCTTTAGTGTATAACCTATCATTACAAATGAAAGAGACTGCATACCTTACAAAAGACACATACGAACCTGAAGGTTCAGAGGATGGTGTTTTTGGTAGTGGTCCAGATGGACAACCAACTGAATCAGAAACCCAATCATGGGTACAAGGTCAACTCCAGGAATTTGGATGGGGTGACTTTGGATTAGGCAGTTCAAACAACGTAGCATAATGGCATATTTCAGTAATCTACCTGATGTCTTTGTAAGGACATCCAGTTATCGACAGAATAATGTCGATCCATACAAATTAGCTAAGAATATCTTTAGAAGGATTAAAATACGTGATGAATTAGATGACGTTATTCTCGGTTTTTCTCAATATACTATCAAAAACAACCAAAGACCAGATCAAGTTGCTGGTGAAATATACGGAAGTATGGGTTTAGACTGGGTAGTACTACTATGTAATAATATTATTAATGTATATGATGAATGGCCCATGTCTGAAGATGAGTTAGAACGTTATATCGATAATACATATGAAGAAGATGCCGATTCTGTCCATCACTGGGTTACTCAAGAAATAAGAGATATAAAAGGTCGCATTATAGTTAAAGAAGGACGCACAGTGCCTGAAGATTGGTCATATACCAAACCTGACGGAACTGCAATTCCTAAAGATGAGCTAGTTAGACCAATATCAGTCTATGACTTTGAAAGTGAGAAAAATAACCAAAAACGCAATATTTACCTTTTAAGGAAACAATACGTTGGAAGCTTTGTTGAAGAATTTACTAATTTATGCCTATATCTTCCAAATAGCGAAGTTGAGATGGAAGACCAAACTAAGAAATCTCTAAATACGACTCAAGAGCAGTTTCAAACGGTTAAACCGACTTATAGCACAAATATCGGTCAAAGCAGTTCTATCGAATTTGCTGCTGAAGCGGATTATTCATCTAGGACATTTGATACCTCAGATCCGACTATTAGTGCAGGTGACGTATTAGCAGATGGTACCACAGTAGTAACCACAACCACTGCTGGAGTACAAGATACTTCAACTACATCTAACCAATACGGAAGTTCTTAAAAAACCTACAGGGCAAAAAAATACCCCCGATTTTTTCGGGGGTTTTGCTTGTTCAGAAATCGAAATAATATACGGAATTATAGAGGACGAACTCTACAACGTTCCCACTCAATGACATCACGATGCTCATAATATCCTGGTATCCAGGTGTTACTACGACCTAGGTAGTGACCAGGTACCCAATACTTCTTAGTAATGGTTACCTC